CTATCAACCGTGCCGCTCTCGATGATCTTCCTATCGAAGACATGATGAGTTACATCGAGCGCATCCAAGTCCGCCGCCTCGAACCTCTACGTATCTACGAAGCTGGCGTAGCGGCGAAGGCTAAGGCTGCGCAGACGAAGGCCGCTGAAGAGATGGGCAAGCGTCTTGAACAATTCGCGAAGGTGGATCAGACCGTTCGCAATGGCCTCGCCAAGTTGGAGAAGTATGCTCAGGAAATCCAGGGCTATCGTCTTCTCTTGGGAGATAACTTCATTAATGAGGAGAAGTGATGCACGAGAAACTAACCTCACTACGTGCACGTGACATCGAGCGGTATCTGTTGCTTGATAGTGACGTGCATCCGAAAGTGCGTTATCTGTTGAAAGAACTAGCAGAGCAGCACTATCAATCACAGAAGCAGATTGCTGAGTGTGTTTCACTCATGCAAGGGCTGTTCGTGATCGCTGAAAGCTTCGACATGGTAGCTACCGGCATGAAGAAGCAACTTGAAGACTTGAAAAAGGTGAGCAATCAGAATGAGACCTGATGATTATCAAGAGGCAGTGGACCGTACCAAGTCGGCTGCTTATCATGTTCCAGCGTATGATCACCAATCTGATATCGTTCACGCCGCAATCGGCATCGCTACAGAAGCCGGTGAATTCCTCGATCCTGTGAAGAAGTTCATCTTCTACGGTAAGCCGTTCGATCTTACCAACATGGATGAAGAAGTCGGCGATCTACTCTGGTACATCGGCATCTATCTCAACGCACGTGGTAAGACTTTCGAACAAGTCATGCAGCAGAACATCGATAAGCTGCGTACCCGTTATCCTGAAAAGTTCACTGAGGCTCACGCTCTCCATCGTGATTTGGATGCTGAGAGGGCTTCACTTGAAAACTCTGGAAAGGGTTGATGTCCGTCTAGCAACTGAAGCTGACGCACATCTCGATGCGTATGACAACACAAAGTTGGTGGCGATCAATACATGTCCCACCTGGGGCATTATTCGCTACCAGATGCATAAGGCATTCGCTTCCAATGCACGTGCTATGGCTCTCGAAGCCGGTAGCGCTATGCACGAAGTCTTTGCAGCTGTTCGCTTGTATCAACTTGTGTTCCACACACTTGCTGATGAGCCAGAAGAAATCAAACGACAATTTCTGATGTATCACGGTGCACGTCTGTTCAACACTCACGACCAGCCGCACCGTTTTGAAGACTTCATGCTTCCTGAACTGGAGAGTGAAGAAGATGAGCGAACAAGACGACTCAACTTCTGTCTCAGTGCATTCTATTCCTGTGGATACTATGACGATCCAAGCGATCGCAGACGCACTAGTTCCAATCTTGAGGAATGCGCCCTACTATACTGTGAGCGATATGACTTTGATCGACTCCAGGTCTGGTGTGCAGATAAAGCTGACTATACCAGCGATGTCGGAATTGAAGTCGCATTTGACTTAGTGATTTCATTCCACTATAATGATGGGACAGTTAGAGAGTATCGCTTCATCGGTAAGTTTGACGGTATCATGATGGACGAGGATGAAGCTATTATCGGGGAGAACAAGACCGCCTCACTCATGAATGAAGCGTGGCGGAACTCATTTGAACTTGCAACACAGATCACGGGCTACATGCTCGCTGGTCAGTTGAAGACGGGTATGCCTATTACGCGGGGCATCGTCTATGGGTTACAGGTCCCATTGCCAAAGTCCGTCGATATTGGCGGAATGATCCAAGAACCTGTTCACCGAGAGAACTACCACTTCGAGCGTTGGTTCGATTGGTTCTTGCACACGGTTGATATTGCCGAGAAGTACAAGAACGATCCGATCAAAGCACCGAAATACACACATAGTTGTAACCGTTACTTCCGTTCCTGTAGCTTCCTTGCGTTCTGTGCAAGTGACGAAGAAGACCAACGTCAGGCACTTGAACATGAGATGGTTACAGATGAGTGGAACCCGTTGCATGAACAACAAGGAGGCGATTAGTGTCTATTAAAGAATTGCTTGCTCTTCCGAAGAACGAAGAGTTTGTACAGATGATCGAGTATCACGGACGGATCACGGTTATCACGACGAAGCGTATCCTTCGTGGATCGGCTGAGTACGGTTCCTTCAGTGAAGCCAAACTCAATTTGGACACTCCTGACGAAACCTTTGGTGTCTCGGTCTCCGCTGAACCTGTTTTCGACAACCTCGATGATGAAATTCCGTTCTAGTCATGGCAGAGTTTTCTCTAGGCGGTAAACCCGTATCAAGGGGGGATGAACTCCCCTCTCGTTATTCCAACTTGATCTGGGGTCCGCCCGGTAGCGGTAAGACAACTCTTGCTGCAACTGCACCGGGTAAGAAACTCTGGATCAACTTCGACCCTGATGGCCCATCTTCTGTCGTAGGACTTCCGAAGCAACATGCAGGTAAAGACACTGCACTCGCTAACGAAATCTATGTTCATGATCTCTCAGGAGAAAAGAACAGTATCATCGACGGCTTCAAGCGGGATGATCATCTAGGTCTTGGCAAGGTACTAGCAGATGAGAGCGTCGGCATCGACACTGTGGTCTGTGATAGCCTCACGCGTGTCTCACAGATGTCGTTGGAGCATTCACTGGCTACGGGCAATCATGGTCGTGCTACGATTGAGAAGCCTGGACAGTCCGGTTACGGGGCTCGAAATGCTATTACCTATCGAGTGGTTGTGGACCTACTCACAATCACAAAAAAGCACAACAAGAACATCATCTTCATCACGCACGAAGCAGCGCCTACGACCAACGATGATGGCGTCGTACTATTTATCACGATGGCCTTGGGCGGACAACTTCCTAATCTATCCGCTGCACAGATCAGTGAAGTCTGGAACCTCACCGACACTGGCAAAGAGCGGAGAATTCTGGTTCGACCTGCCCGCTCGCTGAAGCCGATGAAGACACGCATGTTCCACGTTGATAACGGTCCTGAGTTTGTGTGGAAGTACGACGCACAGAAGCCGGATCCTAAGCATGAAATCGCTACGTGGTGGAAGGACTACAACGATGGCGGTGGACAAAAGATCGCCTTCCCGAAGTAAGGGTAAGGCTAAAGAACAACCTTCGGAACCAAAGGTGTCTAATCCGAAGGCTGTAGCACGTGCTGACACCATTCAACAAGAGAAGAGAAATACTATGTCTGACGATGTCAAGTCGATTATCGAGTATGATGAAGACCTTGAAAACGCCGAAGCTCCTCCGCTACTTCCGAAGGGCCAGTATCCGGCTGAAATCCGTGGTGCTGAGCGTAAGTCCAGCAAGTCGAAGGAAGGTGCCGAGTATGTCAATGTCACCTTCTTCATCTCGCCCGATGATTACCCGGCTGACTTCACTGATGGCGATGCGGATGGCGTTGTTCTGTCCTACATGCGCCTGAACCCCGCCAACACTGTCAAGGCCCGTTTCGGTATGAAGAAGTTCGCGTCGAGCATCGGTGTGACTCTCGGCAAGAAACTGGACCTGAATGACTGGATCGGCAAGACCGCCATCGTGACCGTGGACCATGAAGCCTATGACGGCCTGGACCAAATGCGGATTACGAAAGTGACCGGGGCCTAAGAAAAACGTGGGTAGGGTGTTGACGGGTAGCCAATACCTCGATACACTCTACCCATTGCTTCAAGGCACCACCGCCTAATCACAGAGAGGACTACCCCAATGGCTGAAGCCAAGACCGACGCCCCGAAGAAGGCCCGCAAGCCGCAAGGCCCGCGTCAAGAGCGCCCGACCTTCGTGCTCGTTTCCTACACCGACGAGCACGGCAATCCGCAGAAGCTCGACGCTGATCGCCTGAACCTGTCGTTCACCAAGGATGCTTCGCAACTCGTGAAGATGTTCACTTCGGGTGATACTTCCAATACCATCGTGAAGGAAGTTCGTATCGGTGCTGAACGCCCCAGCCCGGCTGCGAGTGATGCTCCTGCTGCGGAGTAACACGTTAGAATACGTGTTGTAAGTTGATAGCCACTGCATTTGAGAGGATGCAGTGGCTATCTTCATATTTACTCAGGAGTTTATCGTGCCCATCAAACCTTATTACACAATTCCTCTCCCGACTGCGATCCCATATGGACGCGGTATTGAAGCTACTGATGGGCCGAACGGTTGTCAGATCATTACTCGCGCAACGAAACCTGAGCGCGAGAAAGTAAGAGCAGCTGCTGCAAAGATTGGTCTCTCTTACAGTGCGTTCATTCGACGTACAATCAATGACATGGCTGACGAAATCCTGAAGGAAGATTAACCTCAGTTATAAGGTCATGTAATGGAAGATGTTGTTCTACATCCGCTGCAAGAATTGGCGGTGACGGAATGCTGTAATACAACTAATCGAATTGTTGCCGTGTCAGGCGCGGCAGGTACGGGTAAGACCCTAACCCTCAAGAAGACTTACAACAGTCTTAAGGAAGCTGGCTACAACGTCGTGTTGTGTAGCCCTACTGGTAAAGCTGCGAAGCGGATTTTCGAGCTTACCGGCATCCCTGCTATGACTATCCACCGACTTCTGGAATACTCGCATCCAGGCGACCCTGATCCTAAGACGGGTCAACCTGTCGGTGTGTCGGAACCTAAGCGCACCAAGTTCAATCCAATTGAATACGATGTTGTTCTCGGTGATGAATACGCAATGGTTCCTGATGAACTGCATCGTGCGCTAGTAGACGCATTGCCGCGTGGCGGTTGCCTTCGCATGTTTGGTGACGACAACCAGCTGTCTCCTGTTGAAGAAGACAAATCCTTGATGGAGAAGCCAAGCAACTTCCAACGTGCGTTGAATGACACGTCTGGCAAGATTGTTTCGGTTCGATTGGAACAAGTGTTCCGTCAGGGTAAAGACAGTGGCATCCTGTTCAACTGTGAACTGATCCTTAAGGGTCGTATGCCGTCGCGTAATGATCAGTGGTCAATGAAGGGTACTGATCTCTCGGTCAATGAACTTCGCCAATACGTGTTGGAGCAGCTTGAAGAAGGTGTTGACTTCTCTAAACTCGACAACCAGATCATCGTTCCACAGAACAAAGGCGGCGTCGGCACTGCCAGCCTCAACATCATGTTGCAAGGTGTGTTCCACGATTATAGTGAACCACACATGTACATCGATCGTAAACCCTGGGTGAAGGGTGAAGGAGATATCAAGGGTGGCCAGATCAAAGTCTTCGTCGGTGACAAAGTCATTATCACGTCAAATCTCTATGACTTGGGAGTTTTCAACGGCGAGACTGGAACCATCCTGGAACTCGAACACGAAACTGGTGAGATTGTCGTTGACTTTGGTGATCGGGAACAGGTCATCCCGCCGGTTCTCATGGTCCAGAACCGTCATGGAGGCACCAGCACCATTGACCCACGTAAAGATTTGGACCTTGCGTATGCTATCACTACGCATAAGAGTCAAGGCAGTGAATACAAGCGTGGTGTCTACATCATCAACCGCTCAAACATCTACATGCTGAATCGACGTAACTTCTACACGGCAGCATCGCGGTTCAAGGAGCATCTGCATTTGATCTTCGACCAGAAGGGACTAGCAGCGGCTGTCCAGAAGCGAGGCTGAGATGCAGAAGAAAGTAATCCTGATCAATGGGCCTCCTGGCAGTGGCAAAGACACAGCTACAGCGTTTGCGAAAGCTGCTATCGACGGGAAGCCTAGCAGGGGCAAGTTTGTCGGACACGATGTTGCTCATCTCAAGTTCGCCGACCCCCTTAAGGCCGCTGCACACGTCCTCTATGGAATTCCACACTCTGCCGACTACTATGAGAAAGAGTTCGGATATGAATGGAAAAATAATCCACAACCCGAGTTCTTCGGACTCATCCCAAGAAGCGTTTACATCTCTCTCAGCGAGGAATACGCGAAAGAGAAGGGAGGAGCTAGCTTCTTTGGAAAGATCGCTGCCCGGCGCATTCGCCTCGATAAACGAAATGATGTGTTTATATTCAGCGATAGTGGATTTGCAGACGAAGCAATTCCAGTTATCCGAGAAGTTGGCATCGACAATGTCCTTCTCATATCGCTTGAAAGAAGTGGCCACAATTTTGCTGGTGATAGTCGCGGGTACATTTCTGGGACGCTCTGCGTACAGTATCCTAAGCTCAATCATGTAAGACTACCGAACAATCAAGATAAGATGTTGCTGCGTACTCTGATACGTGGTACTGTTCAGCCGTGGCTTGACATCGAAGATGGTCACTAAGCGCAGACCTGGACACAGTGGTTGGTCAACTGAGCAGCGGCGAGAAGCTGTTGCTCAGTTGCGTAAACGTGACGGATCGAAGTGCTGGCTCTGCAAAGACCCCATGCACTTCGATCCGAAACATTCCAACACAGATTGGTATAGATCAATTGACCATGTTGTGAGGCCAAAAGATGGTGGAAGCCGTTACAGCCTAGGCAACATGCGACTTGCACACAGATACTGTAATTCAGCGAGACATACAGATGATGAGCGCTAATATAGGAGACATTGCGCGTGGTTCTGCTCAGCGTTGTGCTGCTCTTGGGCTTCCTATCGATTGTGGGCCTGATGGTATATTCGGAGCAAAGATTGCAGTCATTGCAGAGGCTCCTGGAGAGCGTGAACGC